TCCCTTCTCCATCCAGACACCCTTTCGCTTCCTTTCGCCAAAGTTATCTGGGGTATTGTACTGCATTGCGTGTAGTACGGCCAATCAGGCGCGGAACTCCGAAACCATACCACGAAGAATTTTATCCTCTCCGCGCAGCATGGACATGCGATTTTACGGGGATAAATTCAAACCGAAATTGTGTCGAGTGGCGAAGACGGCTGCGACACTGGCGAAGCACATATCTGCTTCGTCAACCATCCATGAGAAAGCCTCCACGTGGCAGATGGTGGGCAACGCAGCAAAGCTGCGGCTGATTTCTTTCAAACCGGTATCTGAATAAATGCAGATAAATAGACGAAAAAATCAAAAAAGCAAAGGAGTACACAGCATGAGTAATCAGAAAATCATCAAAGCAATCGCAGGGATTGCAGCAGCCGGTATGATGGCAACTTGTCTGCCTGTCGCGGCATTCGCAGCCACCGGCGACACCTATCATTTCTCTTTCAGCAACGGTTCTTCCCAGGACCTGGCTCCGGGCGGCTCTATGACGTTCCCGGCAAGCCAGTATGACTACGGTTACTGGATTACCCTGCAGGGCCACGGCGGCTACACCTACAACTACTATCCCGGCGACACTCTGCCGTACGATGCAGTTGACCAGTGGTTCACCGCTGACGGCATCACTTCCTGCTATGCGGCCGAAGGTAATCCGCGTTCCATCACCATCAACTATCAGATTGACGGCAACACTGTGCTGACCGAAACTGACACTGCCACTTTCCCCGGCAGCGTTGATGGTCAGAGCGTTGAAGCCTGGACCACGGATTCCGGTGATACTTACACCGCATCCAGCAAGAGCCTGAACCATGACCGCCTGTTCTACTACCTGGGCGACGACATCCACGACAACGTCCTGACCCTGAAAGCCACTTCTGCATCCACTCCCGATGACGGCAAGGATGACAACAAGGGCGATGACAAGGGCGATGTCACCAACCCCGACGATAAGGGCGACAACAAGGGCGACAATACCGGCGACAGCGGCACCACCACTCCCGATGACAAGGGCGACGTAGTGGCCCCCGATAAGGACAACACCGGTAAGGACAACACTTCTACCGGCTCCAACAAGGGCAACGGTACTACCACCACTACTCCGACCGCTCCTCGCAAGAACGTTGAAGTCTCTGAGCACGGTGAAATTGCCGCCGCTATTGCCAATGGCACCTGGGGCAATGAGTACACCGTCTGTACAGGCTGTGGCTATCACAACTGGACCCGCAAGGGTAACGTTTACGTCTGTGACCATTGTGGTCATGAAGTCCTGACTGTTAAGGGCGCTGATGGCGTCAAGGGTTATGCTGGCACTCTGGCTGGCAATGAACCCCAGTACGCTTCTACCTCTGAAGCTCAGGCTGCTGCTGAAAAGCGTGAAGCCGCTTATGCCGCTTCCATCGCTGCTCTGCAGGCACAGGTTGCCGCTCGTGAAGCTGCTTATGCCGCTTCCCTGGGCATCCACTAATTTGCCATCCTCTAACTAACGGTAATCGATAGTTTTTCTCCTTGCTGTGGGGCGGGATTTCGGTCCCGCCCCATCCTTTTATGGTCAGATGTCCGAGTGGTTTAAGGAACTGGTCTTGAAAACCAGCGACGCCGCAAACGTCCGTGGGTTCGAATCCCACTCTGGCCGCCATGTTTGCCGGGGCTTCCCGGCTTTTTTGTTTTTGTGAGCAACACAAGGCAACAGATTGCTATATCCAACAGGGTTATAATTGCGAGCCAGAAAACCTGCAGGCTTGCCTGTGGGATGAATGGCTCTTTTTGATTTTTTGTAAAATATTCGTTGAGCAGTTTGACTGACGGCACAGAATACATACATAATATATGTATGAGGTGATATAGTTGGCAAAAAAATCAAGCGTACAAGTGAAGATTACGATTCCTTTAGAGTGGAAGCAGTCTGACATTGAGATGGTTGCCAAAGCCAGAGCTTGGGCTGTTAAGGCTCATGCCGGGCAAAAAGACAAGGCTGGGAAGGACTACTTCAAAGCGCACGTTACGGTTGTAGCAGAAGGCGTAAAAGGTGACCCAATAGCCGAGGCTGTGGCATTTCTGCATGATACGGTCGAAGATACGTCCGTCACAATAGAAGACATCAGAACGGGGTTTCCAAAAGAGGTTGCCGACGCTGTGAGTGCGTTGACCCATAGCAAGGGTATATCGTATGCTGAATATCTTTGGCATATTCAGCAAAATTCTATTGCTGCCAAAGTAAAGCTCTCGGACCTGCGCAGCAATATGGACTTAACCAGGCTCCCTCACACTCCAACTGAAAGGGACTTGGAAAGAACCAGAAAATACAAGCGGGCATATACGATACTGTCATCGAGAGAAGGTATAAGCGCAGTTAATCCGTATGCACTGTACGACTACTTGCTGGCAAACAACTGGAGCGTCAAAAGGAAAAGCACGAGGACTCCCGTTCTGGAAACAACGGATGGTTCTGCTGAAATCAACGCGCCCATCGACCTGGCTTTGGCTGACTACGAGTCCAGAATGGCTAACGCTTTAGGCGTACTGTGCTCGTATGAGGACGTATTGCTCTCGAATGTGATAGTGCGGATTGTGGCTTGGAAGCTAGACAAACAATAAGCGTGGGCCTGCTATTATTTTTATGAAAAGCCTTGACTTTGTATTCTACACATTGTATAATATAGACACTGAATTTGATGAAAGGAAAATTGCACGATGTTTGCTGCTATGATGAACAAACAGAATAAATTGCAAAAGCTGTGGAGCAATTGGAATCTCTTCGGCTGTTTTGTGTTGTCTGTTTGTGCAAATCATAGTGCAGTGATGGTTGAATAAAATCATCCAAGTATCGGTTGTTTTCCATACTCTGCACGATATGAGCACCTGTCAGACGCACAACGCCTGATGGGTGCTTTTTTGATGCAGAAAATCAGAATCAGGTTACTCTAATGCCGCTGGAGTGAATTCCAGCCAGGCTTATTAAAGTGTATGCTATTATACACAATGTATATTCGAGGATTCGCCAAACGGTAAGGCATCAGGCTTTGACCCTGACAACGGTTGTTCGACTCGACCATTCTCGGCCAACGCTCACTTTCATGCGCATCGGAAGTGAGATTCCTCAAAGCTGTGTTCCCATAAGCAAGGCACGGAAGATGCGCGACAAGTGCTCGTAACTCAATCGGTAGAGTATCCGACTTTTAATCGGGGTGTTCGGGATTCGATTTCCCGCGAGCGCACCATGCCCGGCAGAGCATTATCTGCCACTTTTGTGGGTGTATAGCTCAGTAGGCAGAGCGGCGGACCGTTAATCCGTTTGTCGCAGGTTCAAATCCTGCTACGCCCGCCATAAGCTCCTCTGGTGAAATTGGCAGACACAGTGCGCTCAAACCGCACCGTTTTGAGGGTTCGAATCCCTCGGGGAGTACCATGTCCGGCAGTACAACAACTGCCATTTATGGGTTGTTAGCTCAGCTGGTAGAGCAACGGACCGTTAATCCGTGGGCCGCAGGTTCAAACCCTGTACAACCCGCCATATGCTCCAGTGGCGAAACTGGCAAACGCGGCGGTTTTATGTCCCGTTTTACTCTGGGTTCGACTCCCAGCTGGAGTATCTATATAGGGGTGTAGCTCAAGTGGTAGAGCAGCGGTCTCCAAAACCGCTTGTTGCATGTTCGAGTCGTGTTACCCCTGCCACAATAAGAAAAGCCGTCCTCACATAAGAGGCGGCTTTTTGTTTTGGAGAGTATACAGACCAAAAAACTAAACCACAAGTTGATTGCAGATGTGCAAAAACATGGTATAATAATATCAGAACGAAACGAAAGGAGATACCCCAAAACGCTGTGCAACACTGTTAATGTCATGTCGTATGAGTATAGTTACGAATATTCTGAGTTCATGTCATTTGAACGCAGTTTTATTTCTCATACTCCTCGACAGGCAAAAACAGACCATGTACAGATGCGGTGCGTCTTCTAAGCGATAACTGCATGTCATAGCTGCTTGTCGAGATTTCGGCAGGCAGCTTTTTTGTTGCCTGCAATACAGAAAGGCAGCAAGAAAAATGAACGTTCCTACTATTGATATCCAGCAGACAGGTGCCAATATCAAGGCCCTGCGAAAGGCAGCAGGCATCAAGGTGAAGGATGTGGCAGACATGCTCGGTGTATCTCCGCAGGCGGTTGCTAAATGGCAAGCCGGAACAGCGCTTCCCACCATCGATAACCTTGTGATATTAGCAGCAATGCTCGATACGAAAATTGATGACATCCTTGTCATCGCATAAACCCTCGCCGCAGGATTGCGGCTATATATGGCCCGTTGGACGAATTGGTAGAGTTGCCGCCCTTTCACGGCGGAGGTTATTGTGGGTTCGAAACCCACACGGGTCACCATGCTTCTGTAGCTCAACAGGTAGAGCAGTGGTCTGAAGAGCCACGTGCAGCTGGTTCGAATCCAGCCGGGAGCACCACGAGGCTTAATGCCTCCTTATATGTGCCGGTATGCAAGCGGTCAAAGCAAACTGTCTGTAAAACAGGTCTGTTACAGTTCGTAGGTTCGAATCCTACCCGGCACACCATAAGGCCCCTTCGACAAGTTGGTCTAAGTCGCCAGCCTCTCAAGCTGGAGTCGGCAGTTCGAGTCTGCCAGGGGTCATACAAGCACCTATGTGAAAAAGGTGCATTATGCAGAGGTCGCCTAACGGTAGGGCAGCAGCTTGCTAAGCTGCCGTCGCGGAAATCGCGGCATGTGAGTTCGAATCTCACCCTCTGCGCCATCTGCTTGCTTGTTCGAGTGGTTGATGAAATCGGTCCAGAAAACCGACGATGGGAGACTGTCCGAAGGTTCGAATCCTTCAGCAAGCGCCACTGCCCTCATTCTGTGCGGTATCCGTGCAGGTGAGGGCTTTTTCTTTTGCTTTTCGCTTCGAATTTCGGACTCGAATGGCGTTAATGGTCGGATATTCTTGATTATACATGCCTTTGCTGTATGGCAAATAGCTCCAAACAGTATTGGTTTTTACACCCAATTCTTCTGCAATTTCAGGAACTGACATACCGTTCGCACGCAGCTTCCCGATTTTTTCTGATGTTTCATCTGACCATGCCCCGGCTGTAATCAGTATTTTGCGCACTTTCTGCAATGAGATGCCTGCACGTTTGGCAATGGTTCTTCTAGGTATACCTTGCTCATGGAGCCGGAGAACCGTCTGCATTGTCGCGTCCATTTGTCAGTACCTCGCCGTTATCGATTTTTGTATTGCCCTAATTGTTGTACTTTAATCATACAGCAAAGCAACAAAATTGTCCAGGAAGCAAAAGTGCCTTCATTTGCCACTGATTCATCCGTTCGGAACGATATCGAAAATGCCTTGATATTATTCCGATGCAATATTCCGATAAGCCGACTTTGTTCCGCAAATTGTGGATTGGATTCCTACCAAAGTTTGAAAGCAGAATGTTTCATCTATAGCTGCAAGGCTTTGGTGAGGAAGTTCACGGAATCAGTCCGTAAATCTAACGGCAGGATACTGCTCAAAGGTACAAATCCTTCAGCAAACGTCACAATCTCCAAAGTCAGCGATTGTTCGTAAATTTATGGGGGACTGCTTTCTTGTTTAGCACCACAATTTGTGATATAATAGCGAAAGAAAACAATGAATAATGGAGTGCCATAAAATGCAGAAATACGATTTCATCAAGAAGCAATATACGCCGTACACCCCACATCAGAACGGGCATTGCGACATCATGGTTCATGCCAACGAAGAACTCAATTGTGCTGCGTGCGGACGTACCATCAACGAGCACAACGCATATACGTCTGCGGCCATCCAGAACGATATTGGCATTGGCTATCTGATTTGCAAAAGCTGCTATGAGCACGAGCTCGAAATCAGAAAAGCTGTAAAATAAGGGTCCAGCCGCCTCCATAAGGAGGCGGCTTTTTTGCTTGTAAAAATATGTATAAACTGTTACCATTTAGCGTTTTCCGTTGTGAGAAATTGCGAATCGCGGTATAATTAAAAGGTAGAAAGTGAAAGGATTTTTTCCGTATGTACATTGATTTTACAAGCAAGCAGTACTTATTCATTCTGCACGCTCTTGCCATCATGATAACGTTTTATAGCAACGATTTTTCCTCTATCTGCAAAGAGGTTGGAGAGGCTTATGGAGCAAGCGAGGCAGACATTGCAAGTGCTTGTGCTACTCTGACGGCTATCAACGTAACGGCTCCTGTTAAAAGCTATTCCGACAAGTGCAGCGAAATACTGGAAGATATGCTGCATCATGCACGGGAACTGCCGGAAAAGGATGCTCCGTATAAATACAGTATCGGCTTAGATACTCCTTCCTGGAAAGTCGTTGCCAATGCGTTGGATACATACTCTCGCATTCTAATGGGTCAATTTGGTGTCATTTATGAAGCCCTCGATATTTCTGGTAACGATGAACAGCACTTTCAGGCGTATCATGATGCACGCTGGAACGGAACAGGCGTCATCGAAGCCCGTGACCTTCTAATTCCGCAGCTCAAAAGGATGGGAATTGGCTGGAACGGAAACTTCGGTATTTCCAACGCAGGGCTTGCCTACAACAGCAAGCTGGCATACGAGATTCTTAAAACCATTCGATATACGACAGAGAAACGAGATAGCTCCGTTCTGAAAGTGACAAACGAGCCGCTGCCGCATGTCGAGGGCTCTTTCCAAATCAAAGCACTGTGAACAAGATTGGAGGTTTTCCAGGGTGGGCGACCACATTATTTCTTTTCTCGACATCTGCGCCATGCGCGGTCAGCTGGTTTTGGCAAAAGCACCGTCCATCCCGGCTATCAATAACAAAACTGTGTATTGTACCGGCGCTCACAAACACGGAGAGGACCGTTGCATCGTTCTTGACGGTGAGAAGTACAGCCAGATTCTCTTTGTTGACGGAACAATAAAATTATGCTGGCAGTGAGGTGGCATTGTGGATAATATCATTGTGAACAGTGCTCTCTGGTATGCCGAGCAGAGCAGTCAATTTCTTGCGAATTCTGGGGCCAACAAGCTGCTGGATAAAGGCTATGACTACTATGTAAGTGAATTTATTCCGCTTGGGCACCGCCTTATCCAAAATGGTCAAATTGCTGCCAATGCGATGGATGGAGAGCTTGCCGCACAGTTCTCGATGGCATACGTCGCAAACTATTGGCGTGCAGCAAAAACCGTGTACAATTTCGCTCCGGAATTTCTCAGAACATTAGCCGAGACTGAGGACGCACCGATTTATTCCGATATTATGATGCGGCTGCCATATAGGGATTTTGTCGTCAATAACCCACGACTAAAGTCGCGGGCTTGCATCAGCGAGTCTACGCTTTAGAAGTGTCCGAAAGGATATGTTGACTACCCTAAGTGCTTCGAGCACTCCGTTATAAGCGAATAGATAGTTACCGTGCGGCGTTAATCCTAACTGCACGCTCTAAGACAACACATCACGTAAAGCTGAGGCAAAGCCGACAGGTGTGGTTGTATCAAACCGCTTATGACCTTGGGGAAGGATTTTTACCCTCTTCGGAGGAGTGAGCAGCTTCCTTTTAGCTGCAATTTTATCGAAAGGAGCATAGCATCATGCAATATGCGTATGTACTTAACAAGCGCGGCGAGCCCTTGATGCCTTGCTCACCCGGAAAGGCTCGCATCTTGTTGAAACAGCAAAAAGCTTGCGTTGTAAAACGCACGCCGTTCACCATCAAACTCCTGCATGGAAGTGCGGGATACAAACAGCCTATCACTCTTGGTGTAGATGCGGGCAGCAAGCATGTTGGCTTGTCTGCATCTACAGAGAAGCGCGAACTCTACAGTGAGGAGTTCACTCCTCGCAACGATGTAGTAGAATTGCTATCTACGCGCAGACAGAACCGCCGTTCAAGGCGAAATCGCAAAACTCGTTACCGTGCGCCAAGATTCAATAACCGTGTACACAGCAAACATAAGGGTTGGCTTGCACCTTCGGTAGAAGTAAAAATCCAAGAGCACATTACTGTTATCAAGCGCATCTGTCGAATTTTGCCTATCACTCTTGTAAGAGTAGAAACTGCAGAGTTTGACACGCAACGCTTAAAAGCAATGCTTGCCGGAAAGCCTCTGCCGGTAGGAACCGACTACCAACTCGGTGAGATGTACGACGAATACAATGTTCGCCAGTATGTTTTGAAGCGTGATAACTATACATGCCAATGCTGTGGTGCTCATACCACCGCAAAGAAAACCGTCAAGCTGCATGTACATCACCTTGAAAGCCGTAAGGTGGGCGGTAATGCACCAAGCAACCTTATCACTTTGTGTACCACTTGCCACAACAACCTCCATAAAGGGAAGATAACACTTGACGGCAAAAAACGTGGTAAAACGCTTCGCGATGCGGCTTTTATGGGTATCATGCGTAACACACTACTGACACGCCTACGCAACGAACTTAATATTCCAGTACAAAACACATATGGCTATATAACCAAGTTGTTACGTGAACAAAACGACATCAAGAAAAGCCATGTTAACGATGCCCGTTGTATTAGCAAGCATCCACTAGCTAAACCTTGCAGTGTTTGTTACCGCACGAAGGCAATTCGACACCACAATCGGCAAATCCATAAAGCGAAAATCTTGAAAGGTGGAATTCGAAAAGCAAATCAAGCGCCCTATATCGTTAAAGGATTTCGCCTCTGGGACAAGGTGCTCTATAACGAGCAGGAATGTTTTATTTCAGGACGCAGGTCATCGGGATATTTCGCTTTAAGAAAATTCGATGGTACAACCATTACGAATAGCATTTCATTTAAAAAACTGCGACTATTAGAGCCTGCAACAAACTATTTAATCGAAAGGAAGTGAATGGGCAAATCCTCCCACGACTGAAGTCGCGGGTATCCTTGCCATGATTGATGATGCCCCTGAAAAACACAAATCTAAGGGCTGGACCAACGCGATGCCAAAAAACAAACGAAGCTAAAAAAGCCACTTGCACAAATGTGCGAACCGCCTAAAATAATAATTGCATAACAGATACCATCACTTACCTCCTAATTGAACATTAAATTAACAATCTGTCATGCACAAGTAAGCAGACTCTCTTTTGAGGGCCTGCTTCTTTTTTTTGTATGTATTGATTAGAAACAAAAATATTTCAGAAAGGATGAATACTATGACCACAAATACCAAGAACAGTTTTACCAGGTTCGCGGCTGCCGCAAAAGATTGCTTCTATGTGAATTCTTTTCGCGCAGACTTAGTTCAGTGCGACAGGGCCTTGAAAATGGACGGCGAGATGCACGTCGAAGCGGAATGCTGGATGAACATTTTGGATGCCCTGGACGATAACGACATCAAGATGTATGTCGATAACGAATACCGTCCCGGACTTCTGAACCCGTTCCATAAATGGTGACGCTCCAAAAACAAGTCAATAACCCACGACTAAAGTCGCAGGCTTGCTCCGGCAAGTCTGCACTTTAGAAGTGTCCGTAAGGATATGTTGACTACCATAAGTGCTTCGAGCACTCCGTTATAAGCGAATAGATAGTTACCGTGTGGCGTTAATCCTAACTGCACGCTCTAAGACAACACATCACGTAAAGCTGAGGCAAAGCCGACAGGTGTGGCTGTATTAAACCGTTTATGACCTTGGGGAAGGATTTTTACCCTCTTCGGAGGAGTGAGCAGCTTCTTTTTAGCTGCCAGAGCGCCTCTATTCGTAGTGGTGCTTTCATAGTCGCTATGGTCTTTGTTGCCATACAAAATATATTTTATTTTCAAAGAAAGGAATTGCCCTGATTGATGAGACGAACAATGGTCGTAAGCGTATTTGCGGGCTGCGGAAAAACATGGCTCGCGAATCACCAAAACAAATATGGCTATTCAATGCGGGATAGTGATAGTTCTACTTATGAAAAAACTGCCGGATGGGAAAAAGAATACATAAATAGCTTCATGAAAGAGGCAAAATCAGGAAAATATGATTTTATCTTCGTTTGCCAAACGGAATCCGTCATAGACGAAATGGATAGGCAGAAGATTCCCTATGTAATTGTCGAACCTGACAATATCGTATGGAATGAACAAGAATCCAAAGAGCGAGCAAAGGAAAGACAAATCATTAAGCAGCAATGGTTCGGCAGGTTTATACTTCGAGATAATTCCCATATCAAAAATTTTTCAAAGTGGCTGAACCACATGAAAGATATTTACGATGAACGAACGGGACTTGGTTTCATCGTAAAGCATAATCCGGTATCGTTTTTCGTCTTAAAGCAAAACCAGTACCTTTCGGATATCATCGATGACCTGTACTGGAAAAAGCAGCATTGTGATGCATACATAGTTTAAGAAATGGTGGTCTTATAAAAGATGACCTTACACTGGCAGACAGAAGTTGGACATGCAGTGGCTGCGGTACAACACATAACCGCGACCACAATGCCGCTATAAACATACGTAATGTTGGATTGTTGGGATTATATCCCGCATAAATCCAATTTCCTCACTCCCGCTATGCCGCCCGCAACAGCGGTGAAAGCTCATAGATACTTGGTCGCACGGACGGAACCGTGCTGTAAAAATCCATTGAGTGAGAATTATTGGAATCCTGCGGGATTTTAAGTCCCTCCTTCAGGTGGAGGTTGTTGACATATGAATAAAGCCCTTGAAATTAACTCGAATAAAGCCGTTCTTCTCAGCATCAAGAAGCAATGGCTTGAAAAAATTCTGAGCGGAGAAAAGACTATTGAGGTCCGAAAAACTATGCCGTGGGAAATTAGCTATCCTTTTGTAGTATTTTGCTACGAAACCAAAGCTAACGGTGGTGCTGGAAAAGTGACTGCCGCATTTGTTTGCCGTGACATCAATACACTCGATTGCCTGCGTGAGCTTCCGGCATATGCTATTGGCACGGAAGTGACCGAAAAGACCGCTCAATTCGTGAAGGACAGCTGCCTTACCGCAAATGAGCTGATTGCATACGGCAATAAGTCCGGCACTCTTTATTGCTGGAACGTTTCTGATGTCCAATCTATGGATATGTCGCTGCGAGAGCTCGGCGTTAAGCGAGCACCACAGTCCTGGATGTATCTGCGGATTCCCGATAACAAGACGTTCTGAACGATGTCTGTTTGGCTGGCTGCGTGTGCGGACCAAGCAAAACATCTACTGCACGATAGAATAAATCGTGCAAACAAAGCAGACTCTCGATTCTTGAGGGCCTGCTATTTTTTTTATTTCAGGAGGAAACATCAATGATTCTTTATCATATCATGGCAGACACCGGATGCCTGCCGGACGATGTTGTTCCGCAGATACCAACGAATCGGATGAAAGGGGAGGACCAGGAAATCCCAAGAATTTGTCTTGGGCATACCCTTGACGACTGCCTGACCAGCATCGGCATTGCGCATTTTGTCTCAAAATTCCTGCTCGCTGAGCTGCGTCAGAACAAAAAATACTCCAAGGACATGCCGTTACCGTTCATTGTCCGAATGTACAACATCAAGGACGAAGACCCGAATCTCTTGACCGAGGAAGAAACACAGAAATATGTGGCGGATTCTGTCGTGACCAGTGAATGCTGGCTCACAAGATACGAGAAGCCCGTCAAAATCCAGAAACTTTGGCTTGTGGGCGGCGAAGTGGTGCTTTGGCCTTATATCGTTGACGGCGTTGTATACAATTATCCAATCGTCCGTAACTCAATTTGGGCTGACAGCAAAACCTTGCCGAACCCGGAATTTCAGAATCAAATCATGGATATCACTCAGAAATGGCTTAACGAAGCCTGAAAAAGAAGCACATCAAAAGCTCTTGCACATCCTTGCGAATTCCATAGTATTAAAGTTGTACGACAGATAACATCTACTTGGCACGCCGCGTGCTCGTACAATTCATAATTCTGTTCTCATTCAAGGCAGACTCATCTTCATGATGGGCCTGCCTTTTTTGTTTACAGAAAAAGGAGGAATTAAAAACAAACCACAAATCTCAAATCACAATCTTCCGCTACAAGGAAAAGACACAAAAAAGGAGTCACAAAATGAAAGTCGAAAAGAATAATAACAGCATTTTTCGGAACAAGCATGTCCTGGTTGTCGTCGCGGTGATGTGTATTTTTACCATCATCGCCTGCATGGGTTTTATGCTTTCTGTTCCTGCACACGCAGAGGAAAACATAGCTCCCAAAACCGAACCTATCGCTTTTTCCACTCCCATTGAAACGGTGAATGAGCTCGATAAAGCGTTCCCGATAACGGAAACTTCCGAAGAAGCACAGGAGGAAATTACAACTGCTGAGGTCGAATCTTCCGATGCTGCAGAACCGGAACCACGGATTGAGACCGCAGAAGCAGCCATCGAAGAAGCTGAACCGAAACCCGAAACAATTCCAGATAATCTCAACGACAATGAGCTTGAAATCTACACAGCTCTGCGGTCCGCTGGCCTTTCAAAGGCCGGTACTGCCGCAGTGATGGGCTGCATGTCGATGGAAAGCGGTCTTAAAGCCTCGGCCGAAAACCCTTCGGATGGCGGCTATGGACTCCTGCAATGGACTTATAGCCGAAAGACAGACCTTTTCAACTGGTGTTATGGCAATGGCTATGACCCCAACACCGTTACGGGACAGGTGATGTTCTTCGTGTATGAGCTCAATAGCACATACAGCAAAGCCGCCAAATACTCATATCCGGTGTACGAAACTCTCACTACAAGCGACAGCCTGGAAGATTGCCTTTCGATGTTCTTCTCCCATATGGAAGCAGGAACCAACGTGATAATCTCTTCCCGCAAAGTCTATGCAGGAGGGCTGACCACGTTAGACCTGTACCGCAAACGCTTAACTGCCGCTTACAAATACTTCATTTGAATTAGGAGGAAGTCACAATGAAAGCAACCGTTTATCTGTCCCGAAAACTCTTGAACCAGTTAAAGGTAAAAGAAACCGAAAGCAAAGACCTTATGCTAACCCATAACCTACACAACATCATCATCAACGGTAAGCGTGTTGGCTGCTCTGGCCACATTCAGAACGTTCTCAACAATAAGTGCGTTTACGTCAGCACTGAAAAGAGTTGCTATCAGCCCTTGTCTGACAAGAACATGGTTCGCTATGCCGCCAGTATGAAAGATTACTCCTCTGTATCGCTCGGCGCAAAAGCACGTAATCAGTTCGTGACCAATGATGAGTTGGTTGGAAAAATCATTGATATGCTCCGATAAGGGCATAAACAGAAAGAGAAAAAGCTCATGAAAACCGGCATCAAAAGTCAGATAGTAATAGTATCTGCTGTGGCAGCTGTTCTGCTCATTGTTATGAGCGTCTGTGCAATTGCGGAGAGCATTACCTTTGAGAAGGTTGCTGCTCTCGCTGCAAGCGCACTTGCCTTGAACAAATGCTGCGGCATCCTGTTAAACTAAGGAGAAAAAATCATGAAGAATAAATACAAAGTTGTTGCCTTGGTTCCTTTGGAGTTCTCTGTTGAGGGAAGCTCCGATTCCAAAGAGGCAATCGAATCCGTCAAAAACATTTTCGAAGCGTGTCGGAATGATAACGACTGCGCGGACATCGTTTTTGATGGCATCGAAGAGTCACTTCGTCACGACAGTATCGAGTACAAAGTTGAAGCCGCCCAGCCTGAACCTGAGGTGAAGGCAAATTCCGATATCCGTTCTGTTGCCTCCGATATCTGCGACGTCTTCGAGAACTATCTCGACGAAAACGGTGTCTATATTGTGTGTGACGATGCAGACGAAGAGCAAGACCGAAAAGCAAACGAAAGCGGCGCGATGTTGTATGGCATGGAATATTGGCATCTTGTCGAAGATGTCGAGTTCCGTGTGAATCATATAAATGCACAATACAAGCTGTTCACCGTCTTTGATATTATGGAGGCATTTGATAAACTTCTCATTTCCAAAAAGCTTGGTGACTTTGTACCGAGCGGCGAAAATCGTTACCGTTTGTATGCAAAAATCCTGAGCTGTCTGCGTTCTATCAGGGAGAAATTGTCATGAAAGGCTGGAATAGTTCTAAGCACCCCATTCTCACCGCAAACCAGATGCCTGCGCCGATTCATTGGAACCCAATGAACGAGGATTGGAAAATGCGGCTTACCAAAAGCCAAATTTACAACATCTCTTCTGGATTCAATGCTCAGACGCTCGGTGACATGAAGGAGCTGCACGACAAAATCCTCACATTTGGCGGGGATGAAGTCTGCATGACGGAATTTGACGAAGACGCCCCAAAAATCCTCAAACGCGGCCGGTTCTTTTATGGCAGCAGCTATATGAGGAAAGGCCAGGATTGCCAGTGCCATTACAATTCTGCACGGCTTTGGTATAAAAACAAAGACCGGTGCTTTATTGCAACGGGCTATGCTCTTTCCGAAGACGGGCTCTGGCGCTGTCATTCCTGGGTCGTTCAGCCAATGGCACGCACCGTTCGCGTGTGGGAAACCACCGTCAATCGTGTTGCCTATTTCGGCGTGGTTTTGACCAGCGAGGAATGCGAAGACTTTGTCGAGAACAACACATAACAATTGGGGAGGTTACCCAACATGGGTGAACAACTACATTTCAGTATGGATGGTGAGTTCCTCACCGCCATTGCACGTGACTGGTTCTGGAATATGGACAAGCCGTATAAAAAGTGTGAGGAGCTGCTGCTCTCCTGCATGATGGGTGACAACGAGGAAGAAAAAAGGCATGTTTGCCAGGACATTATCGAAGGCCGGAAAAAACTTGTTGGTATCAATGAGTTTGAACTTGTCGATGACAATGTTCATGTTCGTTCCCTCGGGCAGAAGGTTGAGGAGCTTCAACACAGGATGCTGGTCAATCAAATTCGTGAGGATATGATTGTGCATCCACTCAAGTACATCGACCGTTTCGCTATGTCGTTCGATTATGATACGTTTTGTAAGAATGTAGAGCGTCACTATATCGATTATAGCTATGACAGCATCAAGGACTATGTTATTGGCGATGCGGGTTACACCGATGCCTTTAACAATGGTGCGTGGCTGCTCAACCGTCCTGACCTTGTGGCAGAATTCAACGGCGAACCGCTATCCGAACAAGAGTCTGCTCCTGATTTCTATAAGACTGGTTTTTGGGCAAAACTCTCGAACTGGATTGATGAGAATATGAAGGGGTCTTCTGTTGAACGCCGTCAGCATCTTTACAGCCGTTATATCAATGATATGCCTATCAAGCATAGCCTGACCGAATATGGTCTGATTGCTCCCGATGGCACCTGGTATGCCTGCGAGTTTGGCGAGCACGCTGCCCTGGCTGGCCGCATCATCATGCGCAATCGAGAAGCGTTTGGTCTTTCTGACCATGAAGTTCTCAATATGGCGTATGACTGGAGCGGCAAGGGTCTCGATTTCCTATATAAACGCGGTTGGATTGCCATTCGTAATCCTTCGATGGGCAATACATTCCTCGATATGGATGAGACCAAAACCGCAACAAAAGCTCAAGTAAATACCATTTTTGACTATATTTCTAAATTCAACCGCTATGACATGAATGTTTCCAAGGTCATGGCTGACTAAAAAAGGAGATTTTTATTATGACTTCCAATATGACTATGACCGCTATTTCCATCTGTAATTTTCTGAAACTCATCGTGAAAAGCACGGTTGAGCATTACACCGAGGATTTCAAGCTGGACATAAAGATTTTTAAGCGCTATGCAAAAGAAGCGCAGGAAACTGGAAAGCCCGTATCGATGCTCTGGTTCTGCCGCTCTTGTGGAACGTATCTCTGCCCTGAGGAAGATGCGTACAAGAAAGATACTCCCATGTTCATCACGTTCAAATACTATGATGAGCAGGAAGAGGAAGAAGCCCGGACCATTAAGGCTTTTCTGGTCACTGTGACAGGGATGGAAGGACAAAAGCCAGTTGGCTATATCACTCCCATCAACTATGCGGATGAATGTGACCGCATTCGCCGTTACGCAGTACCTGCCGAAAAGGTCGAGCTTGTCTATGATAAAGGTTCCCTTGTCCAGAACAATGGCAACTATACGATTCTGAAGCATCCCAAGCTTGGTACACTTCAGAAAACGAAATTCTTGGCCGATGACCCTGACGCGCTTGATTATGCGCTGCATATGGCTCGCAATGAGAGAAAGGCAGGGTGACAGCCATGAAAACGATGGTTACATTGACTCACGAAGAAGCCCAAAGCTATTTGGCGTACGCTCTGATTTGCGAAACGATGGAAGGAGCCTTTTGGAATTCCGGACGCCGTCGCAGACTATACAGCAAGACGTTTACCGAAGCCGAACAGAGGCAGATTCCCCGCATCAAAGCCACTGCTCACAAATGGTGTTTGGTTACTGGTGTTCCTGAAAAGGTACGCATGAGGTACAGCACCTATTTGCTGTGGCAGAAACTCGCGATGTTCTGCGCTGAAATTTAATTTTTCATTACCGTTGCCCATTTGGGTGGCGGTTTTTTGTTGCGGATTTATGCGAACGGCCTATAATCAAAAATGTACGATAGATAACAGTTATCGAAAAGGCACCCTGCCCTTCGCAAACTTAACAATGCGCTTTAGGCGAACTTCCCGTTTGGGTGGTTCGCCTTTTTGCGTATAAAAGAAAGGAAATAATTAAAATGAATGAGTACGAAGCAACAATACAAATCAACCCAACCGACGATATCAAGTTCATACTTGAGGAGCCCGGCTGCTATGAGTCTGAAATTGAAATGATGAAGGCCGGTGGCACCTATGATGCGTTTGTCAAGCGTGTCTATGATGCCATCGACTGGTCTCATCTGTTTGAGCGTATTGCTCAGATGGAAAACGAAGCCATCACGGCAGCTATCGACAAATTGTCTGACAGCATGATTTGATTGTTAGGAGGTAAATACTATGTACGTTCTCATTAAAAACCAGGAAGGCGAAAACATGAATCTGCTTTCCCAGAACACCGATTTCAACGCCCTGCTGGCAGCCATGAAAGCTGACATTGAGGCAGAGTACGAAAAGGCAACAGGCTCTGCGATTAACCTAGATGAAGATTCCGGCATCGATTATGAAGTCGGTATCAACGTTGAGGACGGTGCTGCTGAAGGTTTCTGCCTCGCATCCGGGTATATGTACGGCGCAGACAGCAATTTTGACTGGGGTATTTTCAAAGTAAAGTCTCAGAAAAGCAATACCGCAGCAAAACCCTACATTGGCCTGGATATGAACAAGTTCTTTCGGCAGAAAATGCTGCTGATTGACCTCTCGGCAAAAGTAAAGGACCTCGGCTATGACCATCTGGCCGATGAGCTTTGGGGCACAATCGGTGTCTTCGACGCTGTACAGGATTCAGCTGAAGGAGACGGTGCTTTCACTGCTCCGGAAGCGGATGAAGAAACCGGTCTGTTCCTTGACGATTTTTATAACGACGTTCTGGAAAAGATTCTGAACGCCGACAAGAAAAAGGAGGAAAAGTAAGCCATGAGACTCTACATCCAAGGCGAACACGGTAAGCCCCTAACTTTCACCCCGGAAGAAATCAAGGAAAAGCTCGGTATTCCATTCGATATCGCTGCTCTTGGCGTCGAGGTAGATGATGGCGACACCACCATCAGGGCTCAGTCATACCCCAAATGGGATTATCAGAACGGGAACCCGCCCATTGACCTCTGTGTCAATGAAATGCAGGTTGGCTCACTGGCTATGCCGACGCCCAACATTCCGGCTCCCGTCATTTATCTTTATGATGAACAGGGGCAGGATGAATTGGATTGGTTTGCATGTACCAGCTTTGCACCCCGTGCATCTGGTGACGAAAGTTCTCACGTCGTCTTCTGTGACATGAGTTTTAGCAATGCGTTTGCTACCACAGACGTTTTTGTGAATCCGCGCAAGGGAATTCCTTTCGTGCAGTGTTCCACTGAGAATCAACTTTCTGATTTCAGGAAAGCTGATTCCCATGAATAATATCTGACTCGTATCTTTGCGGTCGTTCCTTTTGGAGCGGCCGCTTTTTTGTTTTTTAGTTTTGTTGCACAAATGTGCGACTCTCATAAAATGAAAATTAGGGAGGTGCTGTTTTGAAAATTCAGAGAATCATGCCTGCAACTACTCATTCCATGAAAGACGCGTTACCGCTTGGGACTATCCTGACGGTGAAAAATGTTGCAGACCAGAAATATATTGTGGTCGGCTATGACACAAGTTCTTTTCCGCACAACTACTATGCGGTTCCCTGGCCGCAAGGGTATATGGGTGAAGAAAATATGTACCTGGTAAGATTTGATGATATTGCGAAAGTTCTGTGTCGCGGCGGAATCAATGAGGAATCCAGAGTTTTCTTGCAGGCACTGGATGATGTGTTGAACGGGAGGTGACACGGTGACGGTAAAAGAGCTGAAGCATATGCTTGAGAACGCGGACGACGATGCTGTCGTCGTTGTGCGAAATAACTGGGCTCCGGCGGAATTCCTGAATACCTCTGCTCGGAAGATGGTGCTTGTGAAAGCAAATGGCAAGCTCATGACGCCGAAATGGGCCGAGGCGAGCGGGTATATCTGCGAAGGGCCTGCTATGTCGGCAATTTTATTCGATTGAGGTGAGAAAAATCATGCCCGATAAAAAAGTGGCCACGCAGGCATCTGATGGACCCTGGGAACGCGAAACCATCATCACATTCAATGACGCGGAGAAGAAAGCATCCTACTACACCTGCAACAAAGCTCGTATGGAACAGCTAAAAGAGCTTGCCAAAGAGTACCCTGATGCTGTTAAAATCACGCGGGATGAGGACTGGTGTATGGAGGCAGATATGCCCAAGAAATGGGTCAAAATCAAGCCGCCTCGCAAGCTGACCGAAGAGCAATATGCGGAACTGGTCAGACGCGGCAAAGAACTTGCAGAGCGGCAGCGACAGGCAAAGAACTTAGTGAAGGAATAATCCGGCTTCATATGCCGAAAGAGGAGGATATAAAATGTATAATTCTTACAGCGCATTGAATCTTTTGGGCGGTATGCTCTATACGATGATTCTTCTGGTGATAGCGTATTTTGTGCTCAAAATCGTCGCCAATTGGAAAATTTTTGAGAAGGCCGGGCAGCCTGGCTGGGCATCCATCGTCCCGTTCTACAGCAACTACATCGAATTCAACATTTACTGGGGGAACGGCTGGTTGTTTCTGATTCCGGTCGTGCTGAGCCTTTTGTCTGGCATCCCGCTGCTCGGCAATCTGTTCCTGGTTGTTGCTCTCATCATCGGTGCTATTACCAACTACAAGAAAGCTGTTGCGTTCGGTGAAGGTATTGGTTTCACGATTGGTCTTTGCCTTCTGAATCCGGTGTTCAACATGATTCTTGCTTTCGGCCATTATGAGTATCACGGTATCCCGCAGGATGGCTATTCCTATTCTCAGCTCAAGACCAAATATGAGGAAAAGAAAGCCGAACAGCAGAACAACCCCAGTACTGTTCAGTACCAGGCCCCCGAAACTCCCAAAGAGCCGAGCCAGAATGTTCAGTATCAGACTCCGAATGCTCCTGCTGAAGTCAAGACCCCGCCAACTCAGCAAAATCAAAATCAGGACAATGGCTGATATTATTTGGGTCGTTGTGTTTCTCTGCGTTCTCATCGCGTCCTGCTTTGGAATGTACTATTTCCAGGGTGAGAACAAACAAAAATTTGTGTTTTGCTTTTTGCTGGTAGCATTATCTTTTGAAGTCCTTGCGTTTCGGCTTCTGGATATTGCGTATACGGTGATTAACGCAGCAATCAAAGCCGCATAATGACCTTTTTTGCAATTCTCAAACTGTTTTTTGGCAGACCTTCCAACCGAGGGCCTGCCATTTTTATTGTTGCCAGGAGGAAAATCTATGAAAATCCGATTCTATACAAACAACAAAGAAGCTATTGTATTCGACCTCGAGGATATTTTGAAGCAGCTTAACATTGAAGAGCAGGTAGCCACTGTCGGTCTTGTCATTGAAAAAGACGAGGCCGAGGTTGAGGCAATCGCTCAGACACTACAAGACGATTATCCGAACATGTATCTCCAGGCAAAAGAATACGGACGGAATCTGACCTTGGCTTGTGCGGAGCTTCCGAACCCTACTAACCCGGATATTGTAACCTACCTCTATGCGGGCGATGATGCTACGGAAACTGACAGTTGGATTGCGAAAGTGAACAACACAATTCGTGCGCAAGGGGATAACAGTGAACGGCTCATCCATATTGACTCGAATCTCGCTGCCGTGGTAGAAGCAAACGAAACGGAACAAGGATACTATGCTTCCACCGTGTCGCAGCATGACAAGGCCACAAACGAAATGCTGAGTTTTCGACAGATTGCAGAGTCGTTGGAAGCTGTTGGGGATAACTACAAGTACCAGAGCGCAAGCAACATTCTGACTGCAAGAACCAAAGCAGAGCGGAACTATATTGTCCGGCTTATCAAGATGTATTGCGACGATACTAAATACCTTGCTGGTTCTATGCCGCAAAGTGAGAACCCGTTCTGTGTCCAGAACGTTGACGCTCTGAACCAGCGCGATGCGCAGTGGTCCGAAATCAAAGAGTATCTTGCACAGGACGAGAATCGCAACAAGCTGGATGTGATTCTTGGCTTCGTGCCGGATGAGGAGAGCGACAAGACTCTAATTCTGCGCAGCATTGAAGAAAAAGGGAAGGCCATGTCTGATTCTGAAATCGAAAAAGCATATAATTTGCTGTTTGGTGACTGTAGCAATGGATGAATAATCTTGCGCTTTCGTGCGAGACCCGTATAATTTAGCTTGTACGATAGATACCATCTACTAAGCACACTGTGTGCTCGTACAATTCACACTTCGCTTTAAGGCGGACTTCCCACACCGGGAGGTTCGCCTTTTTGCGTACAAAAAAAGGAGTGTTATAATGGGTAGTATATGGACGGCTCTTGGCAACCGACTTGAAACCGCTTGGAAGAGACCTACTAAGCCCAACTCTAAACGCCCGAAAGACGGTGAAATCATCGACGAAGAGAAATCGGTGCGCTGGAACAGGGAAGAGGTCGTTCGCCGACAGAAAGCCTGGGATGCGGAATGCTCTCGGCTGAAGAAGGCGCAGAATGCAGAAATCGAACACATCTCGGAAGCTATCGAACTTCAAATTCAGGAAGACATCAAAGCCAAAACGAAACGCAGCATTTCCAAAAAGGCTGCAACCATCCTCTGGCAAAAAGCCTACGACCGTGGCCACGCCTATGGTTTCGCTGACATCTACTGTGCCATCGAGGACTACGAGGAGCTGGTTGTTGCCGTACTCACAAACGCCCGCTGAACTCAACCACAAATCACAGAAAGGAAAAAATATGAAATTAAACGAATATCTCACAGAAAACGGCGTCAAGCTGATGATTAAAGGCTCCGGAGAAAATTATCCTCCACGCCAGACAAACGACCTCGGTATGTACGATTACGCCGAAGGTCTTGAAAACGTCATCGGCAAAATGGCTTGGATTTGCGATTATCGCGCAAATGCAGACCCGACCAAAAAGCCGATTCGTAACATCAAGCCTACCCCGGTTGTTGTAACGGACGCAAAAGAAACGAGCAAAACCATCTATTATTCTCCGGTCTATTTTCGGCCGGTAAATCGGGGTAAGATTTCTTCAACCGTCATTGCCCCATTGGACAACACCGGGTATCGCTGCTGCTCCGGCACTTCCGTCAACATCTTCTACACGAAAGAAAAGTGCGTGAAGTGCTATCGGGAGCAGGTTCGACAGGCAAACGAAATTTATGAGAAAGAGAAGGCTCGCATCATCAAAGAGTTCGACGCTCGCATGCAGATTCTCAATGATTCTCTCACGCCGTTCAACGATGTCCCGCAGAGCGACTACACCGTTGTTGCAAAAATGGATGTTACGAACGATTCTCTCGGATACAATGAGAAAAATCGGCATTTTTATCTCGAGACGACCCGAACCATGATTCCGACTCGCTATACCATCGAAATGCTCAAGATGCAGGCACTGATTGGCCTGGTGGATGAACTCCGTGCAAACACCACCTGGCAAAAGGGCGTCCCTTTCCGTATCCTTATCAGAACAACAGTTTTCGTGGATGGTATTGAAGATGTCAGCCAGGCCACAACGGAATCTCAAACCATTACCCTTTGATGAACTATTAAGAGCGCACGCCCCGTCTATAGCCGTAAGGCTTAGGTGGGGAGGTTCACAAAAAAACAAAACAATACATATGTGAGGTAAAATGTTATGTCTAACAACATGTCTATTTCTTCCATCAAGGAATATTATAATAATCTCTGCACCAAAGCCAAAGAATGGAGTGCCGCCTACTATGAGCAGGATGCTCCGGTTGTAACGGATGAGGAATACGATTCCGTGATGCACGAAATTCGTGATATCGAAGCGGCACATCCTGAGTTCGTGACCGCTGACAGCCCTACACAGGTTGTTGGCGGCAAGCGTGTTCTCGGTATTCCGGTTGAACACCGTGTACCGATGCTTTCTCTGCTTGATGTGTTTTCCGATGATGAGGTCCGCAGCTTTGTGGATTCGGTGAAAGCTGAATACTCCGATGTGACCTTCTCTGTGGAGCGCAAAATCGACGGTCTGAGCTTGTCTCTTGTCTACGAACGTTCTGACGATGGTCTTGCCTATCTGACCCAGGCTTCGACGCGCGGTGACGGCCATGTCGGTGAGGATGTGACCGCCAATGTCGCAGCCCTCACTTGCCTGCCTCGCAGCATCGAGCTGCCCAAGGGTATCGGCAAAATCGAACTCCGTGGCGAGTGCTATATGTCGGAAAAGGACTTTGAAGCAGCCAATGCAAAGCAGGCGGAAGCAGGGAAGAAGCTCTTTGCGAATCCCCGCAACTGCGCTGCTGGCTCTCTGCGTCAGGCTGACCCGTCTATTGCACGGGAACGCAATCTGCAGGTGTTCGTTTTCAATGTTCAGAGCGTCAACAATGGTGATGCAGCACAGTTCAGCCCGTATCATTGTGACCAGCTGAACTATCTGCGTGACATCTGCGGTTTTAAGACCACCTATTACGCTCATTGCAATGACATTGATAGCATCTTGGCAGCCATTCACGACATTGAGGAAAAACGCTATGATATCGATTACCCGATTGACGGCGCAGTCATCAAAGTCGATGAACTGAGCATTCGCCAGAAGATGGGCGAGCGCACCAAAACCCCGAAATGGGCTATTGCATACAAGTATCCCGCCGAAGAAAAGGGGACTATCCTGCGCAGCATTCAGTTGCAGACAGGTCGTACCGGCCGCGTCACTCCTGTCGCGGTCTTTGACCCCGTGCAGCTTGCCGGAACCCGTGTGGAGCGTGCAACGCTCAACAACGCTAACTTCATCAAGGCGCTGGACATCCGCATCGGCGATACTATCGTCCTGCACAAGTCCGGCGACATCATCCCGAAAATCACAATGGTGGAGTTGGAAAAGCGTCCTGTAGACGCTGTACCTTATGACATGGCAAAACAGGTCTGCCCCGTTTGCGGTGCGCCTATCGCGCCCGTCAATGGTTCTGTGGACCTCTACTGCACCAATGACGCTTGCCCGGCAAAGACCGTGAATCGTGTCATTCACTTTGCCTCGAAACCCTGCATGGACATCAAGGGACTTGGTCCTCAGATGATTCAGGACTTGGTTGACAGCCGGTTCATTGAGAACCCCGTTGACCTGTACTGGCTCTATGAGGAGGAAGGTGAACTGACCAACATGTATGGCGCGAAGATTGCCAAGAAGGTTCTTGCTGCCATCGAAAAGTCCAAGGAGCAGAATGCCGACCGCGTCCTCAAGGGCCTTGGCTACCGTCTCATCGGCGGTCATGTTGCTCGTGCGCTGTTTACTCAGTGCAAGGCTACGAATGGCAACCTTCTGACACTGTCCACGCTCAATGTAGATACCATCAAGGAGTGCAACATTCCCGGTTTCTCTGACGCTATCTATGCTGCGCTCGATGCGATGCTTTCCAGCGCTGAGTTCAAGCAGGAAGTCAATACCTTGCATGATGCCGGTGTCAATCTTGACTACTATACTCCGGCAGGTGCCAATGATGAGTCTGCGCCGCTCGCTGGCAAGACATTCGTTATTACCGGTACACTGCCTTCCATGAGCCGCGATGAAGCCAAGACTTATATCGAAGCGCATGGCGGCAAAGTCTCCGGAAGTGTCTCCAAGAAGACGAGCTATCTCGTTGCAGGTGAAGCTGCCGGTTCCAAGCTCGATAAGGCGAACGCTTTGGGTGTGCCTGTTCTGAGTGAGAACGACCTCAAGGCAATGTGCCAGTGAGGAGGTCTCGGAATGTACGACTTTGACCGCATCGTTAAGGCTGCGGAGTCCTGTGACTTTCACGGCGAATTTGCCTCCGACATCAAGCACTGTGAAAATGCACTTAGCATGGGTGGTCTCATGGCCATCAATGCTGAATGTTGGCTTGACGTTCTGAACGCAATGCCGGATACCGAAATCGCAGAGTATGTCCGCACCAAGTACAAGCCCGACCTCTTGAATCCGTTCAAGGGTACGTCGCTTTACATCATATCTTAACCTCTTGCCGCTTGCCCTTTACCGGGTGGGCGGCTTTTGCTAATATGTGCGAATCGCGTACACTAAAATAATAGAAAGAAGGTATCAATAATGAAATCACATGAAGCTCCTGTTACCGAAAGCATGCAACAATGTATCGACTATATCAAGCAGAATGAAGATGAAATCGCAGAATATGTGAATTCGCTTTTTCTTGCTCAGAAGGATGTAATTAGAGAGCAGCTTTTGGAGAGTTTGGCAGCAATGCTGAACCCCATTCCCACTCATTATGAATGGCGCAGCAATGATTGCCCGTATGATTATTCTGGTGAATTGTACGAAGATGGAAAGGTATCTTTGGAGCAGACTGTTAGTGAATTTCTCGAGAGCGAATATACTGGTGCAAGCCGCGCAACCTATGTATCTCACTATGGTCTATCATATAACACATATGGGGATAGCCTCTCGGACGACACCCTTGAGATTGGCTGCTCCATTATAACCGATGGAATTAAAGATTTCGTACAGAGGAATGCAGGGATTCCGTGTGAACGATTCTCCCGTGAAGAATTTTTCGACATCAAAACCGAATGTAACGAATTTGACCCGATATACGACGAATGCCGCGCCAGCGATTTCTTTTGGGCTACTGCCGCTGTAGAATTTGCAGGCATTGACAAAATGACTTTGAAAGAAGTTCTCGCCGCAGTATAAATTGTCACAAAAGCCGTTCACCGTTTGGTGGACGGCTTTTTCTTTTTGACATTTTTTGCGATTTCCCGATAATAGTGGAAACACCCAAAACAACGTGGAAACGTGACGACGCCTTAGCCAGTATCACCTCGAACTATACGGTGAAAGCAAATCTGACTCCAGGTGATTGGAGTGGTACAGTATCTTTTGTTTGCTCTGTATCGGAGAACTAAACACAATGTTGCACGACTTTGCACGATGTTGTAACATTCTAAAAAGCCACTAACACGCGTGCAAACTTTTTTCAAAAAAAGTTTATACAGCTTCTTGACGGCGTGTGCGACACCCATAAAATAGATAATGTAACAGAGATATCATTGATTTGCCATAGTTCATATACCTCCTGGAAGAAGGACAGATGCCCATATTGGGTTTCTGTCCTTTTTCTTTTTGAGGATTCCCGCAGACTTTCTGCGTTTTATATAGATTTATCCCACGGAATGTGGACTTCTGACAGCCGAAGAAAAGGCTGATTACATAGAATTGTCATGCTAATCAGCATGGCACGTATACACTGCGTCAATGTGTTTATATAAATGTTTCTGCACGCGAACGCCGCGTTAAGAGCGTATTTATATACCGTATAACAATTACAAACCTTTACCTTTAAGGAGGACATTATCATGATTCGAAACATAATTTAGCGAGTAGACACCATTATCAGCAACCACGAAGCCAAAGCCAAACAATATACAGTTGACTATGGTTCATTCGTTCACAGTCTAATTAAGACCTAGCTGAGCAAAGATGGCGTGATACTCGCGCTCCTGCTGGAGCAAGTGAAACTGACCGATGCCGCGAAATTTCTGCTGCTTTTGGCAGTAGTATCAATCGCTGGCGCATTTCTTGTCAAGAAAGTCTTCAAAAATTACAGCCACATCAAAGGATTGGCCGAAGACTTTCTGAAATCAGCTGACGTTTTCGGAGCTGTCAAAGAAGCGATTTCTGATATCGCCAGCGGCTCCTGCAAAACAAACAGCAAAAAAGAATAATAACATCCCCGATGTATGGGGCTCACATTGCTGTGGAGATAAATTCGAGAGCAGCACGGCAGCCCCACGTTACGGGGTTATATTATGGCTAAGAAGAATAACAACGTCACTTTCAACGTCGGCATCACCAACCATTACTTTGACGCTATTTCGCGCCAGAAGTTACCCATGAGCGATGCCGCTTGTGAACCGGTTGATAATGCCATCTCTAATTGCAAAGATGCCATTAACATCTTGGTCGCGATTGTGAAAGGCCATGCCAAAAACCTAATCGGTGTGGTTATTGCCGACTGGGGCTTTGGTATGTCTAAGGAAAAGCTGCCGGAAAACCTACAGTTTGGCAACGGCCACAGCAATGAGGGCCCGCTGTGCATCCATGGCGTTGGCCTGAATAATTTCATTTTGGTTGCCACCCGCAACAAGTATCCCTGGTTCATCGCTTCCAAGCAGCCTGGAGAGGACAGCTATCACCGCGTTGACGGCCCGTTCGCCACGACCATGACGATGTCCGAGCAGGAAGAGATTCCTATGGCAGATGTCGTTATGCGTGAGCAGTTTAAGGCTCTTGGCGCTCCTTCTACCATCATCTATGTGGAGATGGACAAGGCTACCGCCAGCACCATGCTGACCAAGAACGGCAGCTGCGCTGAGAGCAGGGTCACCAGCCTGAATGTACTGCGTACCTGCCTGGCTGAGCACTTTGGCGTCAAGTACCGCAATTACTTGGCACCTGACGCTACCGGCGTTGCTCCCGCCCGTATCCTGATTCCTGATTTCCATATGGCGAATGGCAAGACGTGCGATGTGCTCGTCAAGCCTATTTTCCAGCCGTATAAGGAGAAGCAGAAGGAAAAGAACTTCACTGTTGACTATGATGGGTACGAGATTCCTGTCAAGGTTGAGTGTGGTCAGCTGGATACGGATGCGACCAAAGGTGTTGTTACTGGTGGCTATGACTTGAAGCATTTCTACCAGAACAACATGCTTACGCAGGGCTTGGATATCCAGCTCGGCGAGCGTGTTATCGCCACCGCTCAGTTTGATACCATCTGGGACAAGGCTCGTCACCCGGCCTTCAACGCTTTCACCGGCGTTGTTGCTGTTGATATTTCCGGTCTGCCGCGTGGGTTCTTGAATACCCTCGCCAACAAGTCGGATATCGACCTGAGCGACAAGGGATGGCGTAAAATTTTCGACGCTATTGCCGAAAATGTGAAGCCTCTCGAAAGCGAGCCTCTCACTCTTGAGAAATATGCGCAGGATTTTGCAAATCGGCTGGTTGCAGACACTGGGAATGAAGTTGAACTCCAGTTCCCTCTGTACGCAAACCGGACTCGTATCGACGTTCTGGAACATATCGACGAGTCCCACTGCAAGATTTATGACTTCATGAGCGGCGTTGCTACTTTGAAGTCTGTAACCGAGCTGCGGACTCATTGGGATGGCATGGTTGCACAGGGCATTCAGCCTTTTTCGGCTGTGATGTTCTGCAATAAGCACGGTCCTATGCTCAAACATACCTGCGACGAGATGAACACTCTCGTGCAGGCTATGAATGACGAGGACTTCTACATGACCCTCGAAGCAGCTGGTGGTGATGCATCTAAGATGCCGCACTACAACTTCGATGTTATTCTTGACCAGAATATCCCCGTGAAGAAATAACATCACTTGCCGTCATCCGAAAGGGTGGCGGCATTTTTTTTGTTGAGCCATTGCTCAAACATCGAGATTCCTCATGTGGGATATAGCGTTTTGTACAGATATATGCTATAATTGGCACAAAAAGGAGGAACCGACATGGCAGAAAATAATAACAACGGTGGCAAAAACACTAATATCATCACCAAAATTAACGATACCATTTCCAAAGTCCTGGGCGATTTCCCGCCCGTTGTTCAGACAATCGCAAAAATCGTTGTCTTCGGTGGGCTCATCCTGCTTATCGCCAAAGCCATCGGCTATATTTTCCCGGTTATTGTGAACGTTCTTTTCAACCTCTTAGTCAAAATCGTTGGCTTCTGCATTCTGGCAGCCTTTCTTTACGGTTGCTGGTACGAGGTAAAACTGCAAATGACTCGCGATGAAAACTCCTTCCTGCTGAATGAACGACTCAAGTATCAGAAAAAAGAGTATGAGGAGCGCGAACGCAGGAGACAAGAGAGAGACAACAGACGCTAAAATACTACAACACACAAGCTGTCCAGCTTCGGCTGGGCAGCTTTTTTTGTTTTCCTATTGCAGGTTCTTGCGAATTGCATACCATGAAATTTGTAGAAAGGAGTTATTACTGTCAACAACCCCGCCTAAACCGGTTCGCCGGTTATAGACGGGGCTTGCGGGGCAACCCGTAAGCCCGGTTGATTAGCCTCGGTGAACGGCAACTTCGGTTGCCGCGAACTCCGTTACGCATTTGATGAGCAATCATCTTCATAATATAGGCACCCCGATATGCTCCACAAGTGTCGGGCTCTGCGGGCAGCGTATGTGTCAATGGTGCAAGCCGTTGATATGTATACAAATCATTTAAATGTTGAAAGGAGGTAAGCAGGAAATGCTGTATCTTAGTCTTTTCGAAGCGCATTTCTCCCCACCTAAGCCTTACGGCTATAGATGGGG